GGGAGAGAGAGCATTATATGCAAAATTACCAACAGCTTCTTTACTAGGTATGAACGGGTCTTGGGCATAATCTACTACAGCACCACCTATAGCTTTTGCACCGTCAACAATCTTCTCTTGTTGATTTCTCTGGTCAGGGTTTATGCCTACAGTGTAAGTAGTCCCTGCAATAGTTTTATATACAAACTGACCTGCATCATTTTCTCCTATGATCTGGTCAGAAGGGTCAGAGTGCATAGGACGGTCAAAATAGGGTATATGAGATAGATGATTTGTTTTCTTTTCAGGCTCTGCGGCCTCAAGATCGTCATCGTCAGACGAAAATATATTACCTAAACTTTCTAACCAGCCAGCCATTATTTAGCACCCTCAATAACTTCATCCCGTAAGGTTTTAATCCTACGCAATTCACGGATTGCCCCCTGCAAGGCTCTTATCTTATCAACGTCAGTCTCTGTGCTTAATTGCTGTAACAGCAGTTCTATTCGGGTGGACGCATATACAGTAAGAGATTGGTAGTTGTCTTTGTCATTCACCATAAGAAGCATTGACCTGTAGAAGGGCTTATCCATCATGCTTTTATCCATTCTTGTACTGGGTTCATGCCGCCCTCTTTTCGTGCTGCGTCTTTAAGGATGAGTAGAATGTCAGTGGTTATGCTGTACCTAGCCTCATCTGATGCGTTAGGAATTGTCCGGTGCATCGTCTTGCTAGGGAATAGAAGTAGTAAGTCCTCATAGACCTTGAAGGACGCCTCCTGAGCGCACAGTGGGTTGTTAGGGTCTAGTGTACCGTCAAGGTAGTAGTCCTCATCGTACATGCCTGAGAATAGCTGGTTGGCGGGATCAGGGTTAGACGCTATGAAACTGCCAGAGCCTTCAGGTACTTTAGGGTAGTATACGCCACTCAGGTGCGAGACTGCATGAGTATGCGCTGGGAGAGCCATAGCCTTAGTCTGACGTACTCCCCAAGACCTAGTGTAGTAGTAGTCGTACATGTCAGGGCTTGATCCCAATGCAGCAATGTAATCGCGAACTGCAATACCAAACATTTTAAAAATAGGAGCGTACACTTTAGAGTTATGAATAGCGTGATAGCCGTTGCAATCTCCTGTCCATGTACTTGTAGACTTAGACGGGCCAGCATCCTTAATACAAACGTCTATGTCGTTAACTACATTATTCCTTACTTTTTCAGAAATGCCGCCCTTTACTTGATATATGGAGAGAGGAAACAGATTAGTAATGCTACCTATCATTGAATGGGTGCTTGCTGCTGGGGTGGTTGCCCACCGTTGTCTCCACCGCCGCCACCAGTGAAGCCTGCAGCATCAGGCTCTGGAGCCTGCCCCGCCGCTATATTAGCTCCCCCATTACCAGTTGGGTCTTCTACTGATGGCGGTCCTTGTGGACCCTCTTGAGGGGGTGGGGCTGGTTGCTCAGGCATAAGAGCTTTTATCTCAGCCATCATCTTCTGCTGAATTGCAGCCTCGCGGGGATCGTTCAGTATCTTATCTTCATCTAAATCCATACTGGAAGCTAGTTCACGAAGGATGTAGTCGTACTTAACGAAAGGAGCCATTTGTTCGTTCTGCGTCATCTGCATAAACTGCAACAGACGCTGGCTACGGACTTCGTTACGCATTAGGCTTTCAGTGCCTCGCGCCTTTACGTCTAGGTCTCCGATAAACTCTTTGTCAAAGTTGAACTGCATGTTGAACCGGAATAAGCTACGGCCTAGTGGTCCCAGCAAGTAGTCATCTATGTTACGGACTACAGCCTTAATGTTCTGGGCTGCAGCACCCATCAGCATAGACATGCCAGAAGCGGTACGGCCTACTCCACCAACAGCACCAGAGCCGTGCGTATAGCTAGGAATACCTGTGGCTTCATCTGCAAGCTGTCGGCTCTTATCGAACATCATTAATAGCTCTTGAGAAACATTCGGGAACTTGGTTCCAAAGATGGCTTGTCCCGGTGCGCCTGCCTGTCTACGGAACACTTTCCCCGGATATACAGACATGTCCTGTCCCGGCACTAAATTGGTTTCATCTACTTCTATCAATAGGTTACCGGACAAAGCTGCATTGTCCACCATCATTCTTTGGAAGCCGTTCATCAGCAATTGAGTGTCTGACATATTCTCAGCCACACCAATACCAAAGAATGAATATGGGTTTAATTCATAAGGTACTGCAAGGTATGGAATACGGCTGGGAGTGAAGGGATTTAGCACTAAACGAAGGATTTGACCGTTACAAACCCAGATATTTACCTGAACTTCGTCCTTATCTGCTAACTCTTTAGGTATATCAATATCAGCTTCTATAGCTAATTCAGCGTCTAAAATGCCCCAATATTCCAGTACTTCATAACGATCCATGTCGGAACTGATTGAATCATCCTCTAAGGTATCCTCCCAGTACTCCCGTGTGTAGTCAGAACCATACTCAAGGGCTAATTCTATGCTTTCCTCGCGGAAATGGGGTCGCTTCTTAAGCAGACGTAATTGTGTACGGTTTAGACGATGCCGTTGGATGGTAAATTCGGCTTCAGTCATATTTCGGGCGTCAGGGTCAGGGTAAAAGTCCCAAATGCTGACGTATTCCATCTTAGGGATAGTCTCAAAGATAGGTTCGTAGTCACCATTCTCTGTCCAGCGGGGATATTCTTTGTCCATAGCAAATGGACCCTTGAAAACGCCCGTTCCAAACAGACAACACTCAAAAGCTACGGATCGTAGGTGCTTTGGGGCGTCACTTTCGTCTAGCTGGTCGTGCATCAGCTTTTCCATCTTCTGGGCTGCTCTTTTTGCTGGCTCAAAAGTAATGGAACCCTGAAGTTTACCTGCACCAAGGTTTAAATCGTCTTGGATTGGAGATAATGCCTCTTTGTACATCCCTAAGTCTCTAGCAATGTCTGGACGAGCCATCGTAGAGGGTACATCGTAGTCTACGTTAGCTTCATTCTTAACTTTATCAGATGTAATTGCATTAGGATCAAAGGAAACGCTGTCTGCTACGTTGTTAGGGAACTGACGGGCCTCAATGCCAATAGGAAATTTACTTCCAGCAAACAAAACGTCTACAACTTGAGCATAAGCGGCTAGTACTTTGGTTTTTGTGACTTTAATAAATGCTTTAGACTTCTCAGTCTCTGTAAACTGCACTTCAGAAGAGTATAGACCACGATAGTTACGGTAAGCATCTAACCAACGCTCCTCATCCGATATCCTAGCATTCTTAGAGCGTGAGTATTGGCTCTTTATAAAGCTGACAGCACCAGAGTACTCAAGGTTTTCAGCCTCTACGTCACCACTTTCGTCCAGTGGGATTGCGAGATCAGAATCTGAAGCGTCTTCAGGTAGAGGTTTATCCATTAATGCCATGTTTAGTATCCAAATGTTTGGTCAGCAGGTCGCCAACTCTGTTGTGGAATGCCCTTGCCCATATCAAAGGGTGAGAATGCTTTAGGTCGGCTCATAACGGCGTATCGTACACTGTCATATGCGTGGTCAGTAGCGTAGCGAGGGTCTATATCGTCAGAGCCTCTAGGGTCGGAAGGAATAACTGGCAAATCTGCTATAATCTGCCTGCAAGTATTAAAGAACTGGATAGCAGGTAGGTTAGTTTCTTCATCTACCTTAAGGACTTCATGCAACCTGTTCTTACCTGCTACTCTAGCACCGTTAGTTCTGTCGCTAGGACGCCATCTAGTACCCTCAGAGATCATCTCCTCTGCAATCGACGGGCCTACCTGCCCACGGTTGTGCCAACAAGAACTGTCCAAAACTCCGTACTGTATTCTGTCACCTTCTTCTGCAGCTTTAACTGCTTTAGCTAAGTCCCTACCTGTGTGTTTGCTAAGGTATAGCTCTCTGTAATTAATCAGTGTCCCAAAGTTGGGATCAATTGCGAACCAATGAACTGCAGAAAAACTAGAATAGCCGTAGTCACATGACCGGAATCTAGTCCACTCAGGTGGTATCGTGTAAGGCTCAATGACGTGAACATTGCTCCTAAACTCTGAAAATGCCGCTCCATCCGCAACTGCCCAATCTCCATCAAGTAATTGACGCCTTTGCATTTCCGGTAGCGATAATAGGTTGGCTTCATACTGCCCACCCTCCATAAGATAGGGATTGTCTATTAAAGATGCTGGTATAAATCTTCTGTAGAATAGAGGCTCACCCTCCCTGTCATGCCCTTGTGGATAAACTAGGTCTTCGCCGCTCTCTATGTCTTGTGCTATGAACTTTGTGTTGGCTGGGGCGGGATCAATAAAGGCGCGTTTAACCCATCCATGCCCACTTCCTCCGGGGTTAGTAGTTGCTCTCATAAAGATTGGGAGTGTAGGGTCTGTAGTTCTCAAACGACTTCTTAAATAATTCCATGCGAAGGGTGTGGGGTACTGAGTTAGCTCATCGAAAGCTATATAACTAAAGGCCTGACCCTGATAGCGTAGAACGTCTTGATCTCGTTCCAAGTAGGTAAGCCACAACTTAGCCCCGCTAGGGAACGTCCACTGAGACTTTTTCTCTCCCCACTTGGCTCCTTTAAAAGCCTTGGGGTATAACTCTTGAGATTTCCATATAAGTTCTCGTAGCTCATCATTGCTCCGTCTTAGAATAAGCCCGTTGAAATTAGGGTTACTAAAGTACCTCATAGGGTCAGCTAGTAGCCCGTATGATTTACCACCCCCAGCCGCGCCACCATATAAAACTTCTCGTTCTGAGGCGGCTAGGAACTCTGTCTGTGGGCCTTCGTTTGGAGCAAAGACAACCTCTAATCTCTGCTTCTGAGTTTCAATGGTTGTGAAGTCTAACTCAGAGGTAACCAGTGGCTGTTTAGGCGCAATACTTTCCAAATTCTTCTTAGCAACAGTTAGACTGCGCTTGGCTGTAGACTGCTTCTGTTTGGCTAATGCCAGACGCTTTTCATCAGCAGTCTTTGGCTTCTTCTTTCTATTCTGTTTATCAAGGTCACGCAAGCGTTTAGATGGCTTTTCTGTACCTTTTCCTCTAAGTATTTTCCACTTACCAATCAGTCCCTGATGGCTGATAGTCTGCCCTGTCTGTTTGGTCAGCCACTCAGCAGTCTTCCTTGAGGAATTGCCTTCCTCTAGGTAATCTAAGGCTTGCTCAACCAGTAAGGCCACAGGCTCATCTGCAATCAACACTAATGGATTATCATCCGACTCCCGATACCCATAAGGTATTTTAGCAGTCTTGTTAGGTCTTTGCTTTACAACCCAATTACTCACTTTTTATCTAGCTTCTTCGCAACTGCATGGGCAGCGGTAAAGGTTTTGCCTTCAAGCATTGCCTTACGCATATTCCGCATATGTTTAGCAGAGTGATGCTCACCATGTTTTTTCATAGTGGCTTCTTGACGATCAGTAAGTTTTTTCTTTTTATCTGCCATTATTCAGATTTCGGTGGCAGTATAAACATTGCCCCGCCTGTGTTTGTGACTTCAACCTGTTCCTTCTTAACCAGACCTGTACGGTCCAGTATCTGAGAGGCTGCAGCTATAGAGTTACGCGCACCCATAGCAGAAGGGTCATCCAACACGTCACGCATAGAGAAGGCTGCTTTAGGGGCGTTCATAGCCAACATCATAGCTGCTTGCTCATTGATCTCTTTAGCAAGAGGTGCAACCACAGAGGCTGTAGAGGTTGTCTCAGAGTACCCTGCACGGTTCATAGCACAACGGATGTTACCCTTGCACTCCTCGCTCATAAGGACTTCAAGGAATATCTTCTGCTTGTCGGTGTGTTCTTTGGGAATGTCTATCATTTTACCCTCTAAAAAGAAAGAAGATGGCTCCCGCCATCGCTGTTACTACAATCCAGAAAACCCTCTCGGCAAAAGCAACGGTCTGACCACGCTTGGCACTTACTATCTCTAGCGAGTCCATTCGTTCATCCATTCGCTTGAAGTAATCGTCCATGCTATCCATACGATTAAAAATAGTCTTATGGCGTTCTTCCATTCGCGCCAGTGAAACTATGGCATCAGATAGCTTGTCCAATTTATCCTCAATCCTATCAAGGCGGTTTTCCATTAGCATACCATTTCTGTTAGTTACTTTTTACTCTTGTTCTTTTTAGAACTAGGCCACCCAGACTTCATATCCTTGTAGGCCTTAGCTGAAACAGTGCTATTCTTCTTAGAACGGGATTTACCATCCTTCTTTCTGGCATTCATATTTTTTACCAAGGACATTATTTCTTCTTCTTCATAGCCATACCGCCTTTGCTGTAACCCGCCTTTTTAACAGCCATGCCGCCTTTAGACATTTTCTTGGTGGATTTCTTAGCAGGGGCATCAACTTCACTATCTTTGCGATAGCCAGCTTTCTTAGTCATTTTCTTTCCAGTTTTCTTAGCTTCAGACTTAGCTTCAGCCATTCCCTTTGGGCCGTACCCAAACTTTTTGTCACCTACTTTTGGCATTGTAATTCCTTTTTCATTTATGAGTTTTGTTTGCTGGCGTATTAAGTCTCGTTGATTTTCTAAGGTTAGAAACTGACTGTCGATTTCAGATAGTGGGGTGAAGTCTACAACTGTATTTTCTACCATTTCTTGCACGACCAATATCTGGCGGTGAGCTTTGAGGTTGCCGTGTCGCAGTTATGCCTAGCTCTGAAGGACTTACGCGCTGCAGGGTTATCTTTTCGGATTTCCATATTAGGGTCGCCAAACGTAATATACTTCACGCTGTCGCCTTCTACGGCTAGAACTTCAAACTTCTTAGGACCGCCTCTTCGAGGTTTATTAACTGAGGTGAAGCCGTGTCGCTTCTTACCAGCGGCAATCTTTTCAGACTTACTCTTACTCATTTAAACCCGTCCTTAAGGCCATCTAGTATATCCTCAAGAGAGGGCTTCTTCTTGCTGTTAGGCAGGTATTTGCATTGAAACTGGCGAGGACACTCTGTGAACGACCTCTGAGCATAGTGATACGCGATTGTATTATTCGGCCCTGAATAGACACATACCTTGCCATCCCGACCCTCTATACGCTTCCATAAGTTACAGGTTACATATTCAGGGTTCAAAAGAGATGACGCTAAGACAATTACCGCAATCATAATGCTTTAAGGAACAGAACGAAGTATATAAGCACTGCACATCCCCCTATTAAAGTTATCGCTACTGCGCCCCACATGAACCGTTCTATCATTTCGTCGGCTGCTATCTTTGCGTCAGCCTCTTCTTTCTTCTTAGCCATCCTAGCTTCAGCCTGAAACTTAACCCAATCGTCCCACAAGCCAGCCCGACCTGCCCAAATCATATGCTCTTTAAGCTCTAATTCGTGGTTTCTGATATCCTCAAGGGCCATGAAGGACTCAATATCAGAACCTTGTTTACCTTTAGCTTTGTCATTTCTAGCAGCCGCCTCAATGGAAGACTTAGCTCCAGAGTATTCGGCAATCTTATGAGCAACTTTAGCAAGGTCACCTGTGTTTGATATTGCGGTCTTGATGACCGAAAAGGCTGCGTTGGCTACAGCTAATTCGGCAAGCATTTATTTATCCTTTGGTAACACTCTTTTCTTTAGGGGGTTCTGGAGGAGGTCTCTTGTGGGCCATGCCACCGTAACTCATCTTGGCAACCTTCTGAACAGGCTTCATAGAAGCACCACAGTTTGCCTTAGTTATCTTCATCATCAAAATCCTCTAATATAACATTAGGCAGAAATCGTTTTGGCTCTAAGGGAACATCCACAGCATTCTCTTCGCTGAAGAAGAAGTAGCGTCCGTAGCCTGTAAACTCATGGGCGAGTGGATTAGCATCCAGTTCTTTTCTAGTGATGAGTTTTTCTTCGACTAAAAGCTGACGTATCTTTTCAAATTCTAGTATTTGTCCGGTACGCTGCTGTATAGCTGCCCGTATATAGTATAGGTTTAACATGTGGACTCCAGTATTTGCCCACCCCTACATTGTACCATTTAACAAGGGGTAAAGCAATAGATTAATTATTCACGGGAGAGCCACTTAATAATTGACCAAATAGCCTAATCATGCTATAATTAATTGTAGCCAGAGGGTACAACTATAGTACTTAGCTCTCCCAAGAACCGTAGGCTATCCTGTGAACATCACTCCGTGATACTCCGATATCTTTAAGCTCTCTCTCAGTCATGTTGTTTAGCTGCCAATAGGCTACTCTACGCATCTGATGGTCTTGTAATTTCTTAATTAAACGTCTGAACATTAGTCTACTCCGTGTGTGTATATGTGTGTATACATTATACCAACTAGGTGTTGGACGGAGTAGATAGTTAATCGGTATACCCGCTATGCTTGTCCAAGTATTTAATAGCACTGTTCAGGTTAGCTGTGCTGTCTTCTAAGAACCCGATACCAAGATTACACTTATGGCATAAGTACGATCTAAACGTGTTAGTCTTATGGCAGTGGTCTATGCGCCAAGGGGTCTTCCTTATAATATTACCCAAGCCTCTAGGGTTCATAGTATCATTTCTAAGCTCTGCCTCAACTTTACCACAGATATCGCATGAGTGATCTGGTGGGATAGGATGAGCATTACGCATAGTGTAAAGATTACTGTGATAGGACGAAGAGCAGGGCTTGCACATATGATTAGCTTTATGGAAATGACTTAACGTCTTCTCCTTGCCACAGACTGAACATCGCCTAGTAACCTGATTACTAGACTCTGTTTTATCCTCTAAAGGAAATAAACTAAGTTGGGTCAAAGGAAGTATTAAATAGATCAGCCACGTTCTCTGTGCTGTCTTCTATTTTAATAGCTACTTCTCTAATCCGTTCTGCTTCTCTAGTTAAATCATTCGCAATAGCAAACAGATGAGTAAAGTTTCTGTCTGTATTAGCAGGGTCAATAAGACCATCCACAATCCGGTAGAAGGACATAACAACTTCCGTAGAAGTATCCTCATCTACCCAGATGTCTGTTCTAAGCTGTAAAATCCCGTCAGGGTTAACCTCAAGGTCGTATTCTACGAATACTGGTATCTCCAGTACACCGTCTTCACCTGCGTCACTCATCTAGTAAAACTCCAACTAGGGTTAATTAAGTGGTCTATAGTAATATAGTTAGGTGTTGTAACTATGTCAAGAGGTTATTGCTTTACATGGTATACCTTAGTATTAATTCTACCAGATATAGTACCTTTACAGTTGTATTCTCCAACCCACTGCTAAGGGGCTGTGCTTAGGGTGCTTTACGGTCCTGAAATTCTAAAATTATGCCAACGCTGTATACGGTAACGGACTAGGGGGGGGTGGCACTGGCAGGGGTGTAATGATATAACATAACAATAGGCTAAAATTGATAAGGTATTGATTTATTTGGATAAAATAACGGTATTAAAATAGCATTCATCAGCGTGTTAACTAGACGTTAGCAATTACTATAGCAAAATAGCCTTGTTTATATGGCTTTCCGGTACTGTATTCTTCTAATAATAGAAATAGTTTGCCTTATCACTGCAGAAATATGACGGCCAGCCCCAGCCCTTACATAATAATAAACTAAGAGTGGGCGGTGTTGTTGTGCATGTTTCCCTAGTATCTGGACAGCAGCCGCCAGCAGCCAGACAACAGCAGCCAGCAGCACCACCACCAGCAGCCAGACAACAGCAGCCGTAAAAAAACCCTGCACTAGGCAGGGTTCTAAGTTTCACACTGGCGGGTCTGTTACTGTACTGCATAGCCTATAAGCAGCAGCAACCAGCAGGTTGCAAAGATACCTGCACAAGCCAGCGTTTCACCCAGTAGGGTCGCCAGACGCTGCAGCCGTTCTTTTCTATGCTGGGTCATGCTGTTGCTCGTTTCTTGTGTCTGCTGAGTGGTTGTCGCTGGTGTCAAAGCCAAGCCCTAGCCAGCAATGTGACAACAGCAGCCAGCCGTTAGGCATGCACAGGTGAACGTCCTCACTTTCCAGATCCGCAACTATATCACCAACTGATAAACAACTGCAGCGGCCAACTTTAGTGGTTTCATAGTCCCCATTGCCGTATCCGTTACCCTCGTCAAATATCGCCTCAAGTGCTGCAGCCTGCAG